GCAAATGTGGCCGTGGCAAATGCGAAACATGCGGCGCTGCCGGCGACGCCGGAGAAGACGCTGACTGAGATTGGCGTGCTGGAAGCGTGGATGCTGCAGCTGCCGCAACCGGAGTTCTCGACCGAGCATGTGTTCCATGCCGGGATGTACACGCGGACGATTCGCATGCCGCAGGACCACGTGCTGACGGGCGCGCTGATGAAACGGGCGACGGTCGTGATCGTCGCAGGGCGCGCGCGCGTGCTGGCAGGCGAGAACTGGATGCAGCTGGACGGCTATACCGTGCTGCCGGCCAGTGCCGGTCGCAAGCAGGTGTTTGTGTCCGTGTCGGAAGTCTTCATCACGATGGTGTTTCCAACGAACGCGACGACGGTCGAAGCGGCGGAGGCGGAGTTTACCGACGAAGCCGCGATGCTGATGAGCCGGCGTCAGAACGTTAACCGGGTCATCTGGACAGGAGAATAGCCATGGCAAGCAAAGCGAAGAAGGCAGTCGATCACTGGGCGAAGCAGGCATTCAAGCCGAGCCATAAAGGCAGGCTGCATCGCGCCCTGGGCGTGCCTGTGGGCGAGAAGATTCCTGCAGCCAAGATGCGGGCGGCGCTGGCGGGCAAGCATGGCTCGAAAGCGCGGGCGATGGCGCAGGCTGCTCACAACATTTAGGACTGGCCGTCCAGGCATACGCGCCTTGCGGCGCAGGAGGTTGGAATGAGCGGAGCCATTTCTATTGCGTCGATCGCGGCCATTGCCGGAGCGACGGCGGCGGCGGGCGGAACTGCCTACTCCGTCTACAACGGGCAGAAGCAGGCGGGCGTGCAGAAGCAGGCGCTGGCCACGCAGAACCAGGCGCAGCAGCGGGCGCAGGCGGCTACATTGTCGACGGATCGGCAGGCGGCGGTGGCGCAGAAAGCGGCCAACCAGGCGACGCCGAACGTTTCCGCGATCCTGGCGCGGGCCGCGACCATGGGCAACACCGGGCTGAGCAGCACCATGCTGACCGGGCCGGCGGGCGTGGGCGCGGGCCGGTTGAACCTGGGCAAGAACACGCTGCTGGGGAGTTGACGAGTGACCGATAACTTTCAATCGACGCGGCAGAAGCTGCTGATGCGCTGGGGCCAGATGCGCACCGAGCGGGCCAGCTGGTGGGGACATTGGCAGGAGATCACCACCTACGTGCTGCCGTGGAATGGCCGCTATTTTCGCCAGGACCGCGATAAGGGCATCCGGCGCAATAACCAGATCTACGACAACACCGGCATCCGTGCGCTGCGCACCTTGGGCGCGGGGCTGATGGCGGGCGCAACCAGTCCGGCGCGGCCGTGGTTTCGCCTGGGCACGCACGATCCCGACCTGAACAATGCGCAGCCGGTGAAGTTGTGGCTGGCCGATGTTGCCCAGCGCATGCACAGCGTGTTCCAGAAATCGAACACCTACCGGGCGCTGCAGCAAGTGTACGAGGAGATGGGCGCGTTCGGCACCGCGGCGTCGATCGTGCTGCCGGACTTCAACACCGTGATCCATCACTATCCGCTGACCATTGGCGAGTACGCGATTGCGGCTGACTGGAAGGGCGACATCGACGCGCTGTATCGGGAGTTCGAGAGCCCGGTGGCGGCGGTGGTGGGTGAGTTCGGCATCGAGAATTGTTCGATGACGGTGCAGTCGCTCTATAACACCGGGCAGCTGCAGGCGTGGATTCCGATTGTGCAGGCCATCGAGCCGCGCAGCGATCGCGATCCCTCGAAGAAAGACGCGCGCAACATGGAGTGGGCCAGCTACTACTTCGAGCTTTCCGGCGAGAGCGACAAATGCCTGCGCGAGAGCGGCTATAAGCAGTTCCCTGCCGTGGTGCCGCGCTGGGCTGTGTCCGGCGGCGACGTGTACGGCAATTCTCCGGGGATGGAAGCTCTCGGCGACATCAAGCAACTGCAGCACGAGCAACTGCGCAAGGCGCAGGGCATCGACTATCAGACCAATCCGCCGCTGCAGGTCCCGGATGCGATGAAGAACCGCGACGTGGAGCGGCTGCCGGGCGGGATTACCTTCGTGTCCGGATCGAACGGCGCCAAGGTTGAGACCATGTTCGACGTGAACCTGAACCTGGGCGAGCTGCTGGAGGATATTCAGGACGTTCGCGGGCGCATCCAGAAAAGCTTCTTCTCCGATATTTTCCTGATGCTGGCTAACTCCACCAACCCGCAGATGACGGCGACGGAAGTGGCGGAGCGGCAGGAAGAAAAAATGCTGATGATGGGCCCGGTGCTGGAGCGGCTGAACAACGAGCTGCTGTTTCCGCTGGTTGAGCTGACCTTCACTCACATGATGGAGATGAACGCACTGCCGCCGGCGCCGCCGGAGATGGCGGGCATGGATCTGAATGTCGAGTTCATTTCCATGCTGGCGCAGGCGCAGCGCGCGATCGGGACCAACAGCGTGGATCGCTTTGTGGGCAGCCTGGGCACCGTGGCGCAGATGAAGCCGGAGGTCATGGACAAGTTCGACGCGGATGCCTGGGCGGATGTGTACAGCGACATGCTGGGCGTCGATCCGAAGCTGGTTCTGGCCAATGACCAGGTGGCGATGATTCGCAATGCACGCGTCAAGGCGCAAGCAGCGCAGGCCAAGATTGCGGCGGCCCAGCAGGCCAGCGGAGCGGCCAAGAATTTCGCGCAGGCGGGAGCGGCGGCGCAGTCGGGCACGGGCAACGGTCCGGGCTCCGATGTGCTGAATATAGATAGCGGGTATCAATCGCCAAGTCCAACTGAGGTGAGTCAATGAGCAGCCTGATCAACATGCAGAACACGCCGGCGGAAGCGAAGGAGCAAGTAGGGCTGACGCCGGCCGCCGACGCACCGAAGTATCCCTGGGGCCTGGAGATTTGCCTCAACGACGATTCGCTCGACAAGCTCAACGTGAAGACCCTGCCGGCGGTCGGCACGGAAGTGACGATTGTGGCCAAGGCCTGCGTTTCTTCGACCAGTGAGCGGTCGACCGAGGGCAATGGCTCCAGTGCCAGCATGAGCCTGCAGATTACCGATTTGCAGATTGATGGGCTGGATGCGGATCTGTTTGGACGCGCCGCGGACCTGCTCTACGGCAAGAAAAAGTAGGCGCGGAATGCAGCGAAGTCCCACCGACACGATTGTCGCAGCGATGGAAGAGGCCGAGACGGCGACCGCGTGCCTCATCATCCTTACGCAATCTGACGGGCAAATCGTGACGTTGGGTTCGTCGGATCGAAGAGTCGTGCGCCTGGGTCTGCTGGAAACCGCTAAGCAGTGGCTGATTGCAGACATGCTTCGCGACTCGATGAGGGATGAGAAATGAGTACCTACGATCCGATTGACGAGCGCGGCCAGATCGCAGACAAGCGTGAGCAGGATGCGCGCAAGCAGATGGTTCGCGAGCAGGAGATCAGCGACATCGCGTGGCTGATGAGTTCGCGACGCGGGCGGCGCATTATGTGGCGGATGCTCGATCTTTCCGGGCCATTCCGGCTGTCCTTCGATACCAACGCCATGCGGATGGCGTTCAACGAAGGCAACCGCAACCTGGGCAACAAGCTGTTAGGCGAAGTGATGACAATTTCTCCGGAGATGTATCCGGCGATGATGAAGGAGCAACAAGATGGCAGAGACGGCAACGGCAAACAATCCAACTGATGCCAGCGCCACGACGGCGGCAGCCGCGACGCTGTTGGCAACGGCCGACAGCAAGACGACTGAAGGACAGCAGACGCAATCCACGGAGTCCCAGGCGGCCAAACCGGCTGAGACGGCAGCGACCGAAACCACGAAGACGGAAACGACCGCAACTCCCGTAGTGCCGGAGAAGTACGACTTCAAGGCACCCGAGGGCACGGAATACGATCCGGAAATTCTGGAGGCGTTCTCTGGCGCTGCCCGCAAGGGCGGACTGACGCAGGATGCGGCGCAGAAGCTGATCGAAGAAATGGCGCCGGCCCTGGCCGCGCGGCAGGTCGATCAGGTACAGGCGATCCATAAAGAGTGGCTGGACAGCTCCAGCTCCGACAAGGAATTCGGCGGCGACAAGCTGCAGGAAAATCTTGGCGTGGCCCGCAAGGCGCTCGATAGTTTCGGCACGCCTGAGTTGCGCACCATGCTGGACGAAACCGGTTTGGGAAATCATCCGGAAGTGATCCGGCTGCTCTACCGCGCCGGCAAGGCAATCAGCGAGGAGAAGTTTGTCGGAGGCAGCGCGCGCGGGACTGGCGCGGCGAATCCGGCGAGCGTCCTCTATGACAAAACTGTGCAGAAAGCGTAATCGCGTTTTCTGACAACTGCATGGAAAGGTGATGCGAGATGCCGAATCTGATTGATATCGCCAAGTCGTTCGACCCGCAGGGCAAGGTCGCCGTGGTGGCCGAGCTGCTGAACCAGTCGAACGAAGTGATTCAATACATGAATTTCATTGAGGGCAACCTGCCGACCGGCCATAAAGGCGTGGTGCGGGCTGGGCTGCCTTCCGTGACGCTGCGCCGCTTCTATAAGGGCGTTGCGCCGTCGAAGTCCGGCCGCGACACCATCGAAGATGTGTGCGCGATGCTGGAAGGCCGCAACGAGATCGACAAGGACCTGGCCGATCTGAACGGCAATGCCGCGGCCTTTCGAATGTCCGAGGGACTGGCCTTCATCGAATCGATGAACCAGGAGTTCGCCCAGCAGATTCTCTACGGCGATACCAGCCAGAACAAGGATGGCATCCTGGGACTGACGCCGCGGTACAACGCCATTGCCGGGGCAACCAACGCTGCCAACATCATCAGCGCCGGCGGCGCGGGTGCGGACAACACCTCGGTGTGGCTGGTGGTGTGGGGCGAGAACACGGTGACCGGCATCTATCCCAAGGCAACTAAGGCTGGGCTGGTGCAGGAGGATCTGGGGATTATCGACGCGTTCGATGTCAACCAGAACCGCTTCCGTGCCTACGCTGAGCTGTACCAGTGGAAGTTCGGGCTGCATGTCAAGGACTGGCGCTACGCGGTGCGCATCGCCAACGTCGACATTAGCGACCTGCTGGCGCAGACCGGAACCCAGCTGAACACCGCTGCGACCTGGCTGCCCTACCTGATGATGAAGTCCTTCGCGCGCATCCCGTCGATGGGCATGGGCACAGCCACCTTCCTGGCCAATCGCACGGTCAAGGAGATGCTGGGCGTGGCCGCGGTGCAGAAGACGGTCTATGGCTTGACCATGGAGCAGGCCGGCAACCAGTTCGGCAACGTCACGGCAGGCAGCGTGGCGGGCACCGGAACCGGCATCCGCGGCGGGCAGCTGAAGTTCTTCGGCGTACCGGTGCTGACCGTCGACCAGTTGCTGTCGACCGAAGCCGTCGTTTCGTAAGCGGACCAGCGGGCCAACTCAACCGAACGAGTAAACCGGGTCGCCGCGGCGACCCAGAGGGAGTAAGGATATGGGAATGCTGGATTCTCAATTGGTGCTGGCGGAAGCGCAGGCGGTTACGGCCACCGGCGATACCGGCAGCACAAGCAACTACGATGCCGGCAGCGCCGCTCTTGGGCCTGCCGGACTGACAGGGGAAAATCTGTGGGTGCAGGCTTTCTGCTCGACCACGGTGACCTCGGGCGGTGCAGCGACGGTGGCGGCGGTGTTGCAGGATTCTGCTGATGCAGCGACCTGGGTCGATGTGGTGGCGGGACCGGTAACGGCGCTGGCGAGCCTGGTGGCAGGCACAGCGTTGCTGCAGGTGCAGCCGCCTCCAACCATGCGGCGCTACTGGCGCATTGCGTGGCGTGTGGGAACGGCGGTGCTGACGGCGGGCAAGTTCGACGCCTACATCACCAACACGCTGCAGAAGAACGTGCCGACGCCGTCTGGCTTCAGCGTCAGCTAATCCAACCGCAACAGTAGTAACAACCAAAGCGGCGGGGATCTCAGGATCTCCGCCGGACTTTTTGAGGTGAGCTATGCGTGTGCGCGCGATACGGGATTGCTTTGTCGGTCACCACTGGAGACAGGGTGAAGAGGGCGAATACAGCGGCCCGAAGAACAAGAACCTGGAACCGGTCAAGGCTTCCAAGCTGGAAACGGGTCGCCGCGGCGACGAAGAAGCCAAGGCAGAAACAGAAAAGTAATTCCGGATTCTGGCGGGAGCGGGCATGAGTGAAGTGACGATCTGCAATCTGGCGCTGAGTCATCTGGGCGATACGGCCAACGTGCAAAGCATCGCGCCGCCGGATAGCTCAGTGCAGGCGCAGAAGTGTGCGCAGTTCTATTACCCAGCTCGCAACGCCCTGCTGGAGATGGCGAACTGGGGATTCGCGACGCGGCGGGCGACGCTGGCCTCTGTGAGCGCGAATCCGACGCTGGACTCGAACGGCAATGGGCCATGGCAGTTTGCCTACGCCGTGCCCAGCGACATGCTGAATGCGCTGGCGGTGGTGCCTGCCGGCGCGCCGGACGACGTGGAGGCGTGGTTTGGGCCGGCGGCGCTCGATTATTATCCACCGTATCCGGAGGGATATTTGCCGGTGCCGGGCGCGCCGTCCTACGTGCCACAGCCATTCGTGATCGAGACGCAGGCTAGC